TTTTAAGATCTGCTAACACTATAGATTTTATGACTGCAACTTGGTCACACTTGCCTTATGATTTCTTAGAAAAAGTTTCCAATAGAATTCTAAATGAAGTTAAAGGAATTAACAGATTGACTTATGACATTTCATCTAAACCACCTGCAACTATTGAGTGGGAATAAAACAAGTACATACAATATTCTATTGATTTTAAAAGATAATCAATATTAATATTTTGTCTTTGGTTCTAAAATGGTTCTATATAAAAATATAATAAAAAAAAGAGGGTAGGATTTTTCCTACCCCATTACTTTATGAATTTTTTTATCTCATCAATGTCTTTTTTTAATTCTGATTGATCCTTTTGCATTGCTTCTAGTTGATTAACTATTTTTTGCATAGTATTTCTAAAAAGCTCAAATGTTTTACTATCTTTCCATAAAAAGTAAAGCAACAACCCTCCAGGGATTCCATAATTTTTTAATACATATTCTATTATTCCCAAAAATTGTTCCATATAATCACCTATAATCCTAATACCTTATCCCAAAAATTATAATATTCCTTAGCCTCCTTTGTCTTGTCTATAATGGCTCTATCTTTATAACCTTCATTTAAAATTTTTTTCTTCCATGAAGTTTCTCCAAAACATCTTACAGCTGCATAGAATCTTCTTACAGTTCTGTTATCTACTCCTGTTTCTTGCATAATATGTCTAAATATTTTATCTGCTAAGGTACGATTAATACCTGTATTGTTATAGCAACTATATAAGTAATCGTGGATAACTGCTGCTTTGATGTATTTTCCGAATGGATCATACAACCATTGCAAAGACTTAGGTACAGAGGCTCCATCTGTTATGAAGCCTCTAAATACCTTAATATCATAGCCATTGATAGAGTAAACATAATCTTGCATTAAAACTGCTTTCCCATTTGAAATTAGATCTAGGATTAATTTAGTTTTCTCCATCTTCCTCATTTCCTTTTATATCCACTTTTCTTCCTGTTCCAAATACATCAGAAAACTTTTGTAGTGTTGTTTCTATGATATCTACCATTCTTTTTCTACTTAAAAATTTTCTGATTATAACTCTTGCTATAAATGGTAGGCTATTTGTTCTTTCTATTATAAATGTTACTGCTCCATCTAGCTTTTTGAGATTATCTCCATAATTAAAAGACGTTTCTGAATACACTACTGCATTATCAAAAATTTGCACATACTTTTTTCTGTTATAAACCATATAAGCAACTATTCCAGCGGCTAATGCCATCCAGCACCATTGTTCCCAAGTAAAACTCATAAAAATTGCATACACTTTAAAAAACATGCCGTAAATAAAATTTTTCATAATTAAACCTCCTAAAGTTTTTATAATAAATTTGTCTGGCCAGACTGTTTATTATTTAAAAGCTACCTTATCTGCTCCTTTGATTTGCCAATGTGGAGCATCCTTATATGTTTTCCAGCAATTCCCACCCCATTCAATTCCATATTTTTCTAACAATCCAGCATTTTTAGCCGTGTTATATATGTCTTGATAGTAATGAAAATCTTTCCAACTTCCCTTATAAACCGTTTTTTCAATTTCTTTTTCTACTTCTTTTCCATTTTCTTTTACTTTTTCTATAAACTTTTCTTTAACAAGTACTCCAATATCTGCTGCATAACCAAGTCCATCAAATTTTGTCTGATGATTAGATTTTTGTTTATAGCCATCTACTTTTGTTACTTTTATTCCAGGTAATGTTCTACCTTTTTGATATTCTAAATTTTGTTCTGCTGCTGTTCTAACTCCTGCTGTAATCTTAAAATCCCAAGGGCTTATTAAAATTAACTCTTTTAAAAAATTTACCAGGTTTGGATGCACTCCTTTTAATTTATTCAAGCTAGTTTGTGATAAAGTGTACATACTTATCAACTCCTTTATATAAAAATTATTAAAATGACCTCGTAATTTGCCATTTAAACCCATTAAAAAAAGGTAGCTATATAAAACTACCTTTAATTGATTTAACTCTTAAAATTAGCTTTTTGCTAGATTAGAGTGTATTTCTTTTCTTTTGCTCTCAAACTCAACACTTGTAACCTCTTTTGGATTAACTTTTGTTTTGAAGTAATTCTCTGTATCATATACACTTTGCACAAATGTAGTTCCAAAGAGCATTAATTGTCCTAACTCTTGTAATCCAGCTTCCATTCCAAAATTATCTTCAAAATACCAAGTAACTTTTTTATCTACTTTCATTTCTTTTGCAATTTGTAACGCTATAATAACTGATACCATTTTAGCAATATCTGTATCTCTACATTTTTGTCTATGGTCTTTATCTTTAACTTTATAGTCAAATCCATATTCTAGCGATTTAGCTTTCAATTCATCTATTAAATCACAGTAATCATCAAATTCCTTTTGATTATCTAATAACCACTTATCTTTATCCCAATACATATATTTTTGATTTCCAGCTGGCTTAGGTACTGTTATTAGTTTCTTATCTTTTATAAACTCTCCATCCTCCAGCTGCACCTCTATATTTGCCCTTACCTTTTCTTCTTTGCTCATTTCTCTTAATACATCATCTTTAAATATTGGATATTGATATGTTATATCAGTTATTATCATATCATTTGTATATCCTTGAAAGTATGATAGAGGCGATTTTAAGACATCTTCTAAGCTTTCTGCATAAACAGAAAATATCAATTTTTCTTTTTTGTAAAAATTTATTGTTTTCATTTTTTTCTCCTTTTGAATGTGAGTAGATTTTTAAATTTATAAAGAATTTATAGCTTTATTTTGTAACTTTGAGCATATTTTTATAATTTTTCTTAAATATAAAAAGTGAGAATTTTATATAATAAGCACTCAAATCTGCAATTTTAAATATAAAAAACTGAATAAATTAAATTATATATATTTAACCAAAACAGAAGCTGTCCTATTTTGAATGGTAGAGTATATTAATAATCCTGTGAACATAGAATCATCAATTTCATCGTAAGTTGCATATTCAAAATAGCCTAGAGTCTGTGATGGCATAACAGATACAATTATGGAGTTTTGTGGAATCCCTAATTTTGCTTTAAAGTTACCAATTCCTTTTTCGTAAAGAGTATAATTTCCACTCGTTGTTTGAAATGTCATCTTACTTTCCATATCGTTTGATGAAATTTTAAAAGCCTTAGTTTTGATTAGATTTTCCAATCTATCCAAAAGACTATTATTGTCAAGTGGAATAAAATTAGCGACATTTGCAGATACATCTGAATTTTGATTTAAACACTTGTACATTTTTCTTGTGTTTCTATCATAATATAGGTAATTCACATTTTTAGCACCTGCCTCTTGTATATCTCCACCATAACCTACACAACCAGCTAATCTAGCTAACATCATACCCTCAAGAGCCTTACCCTCACCAGTTCCAAATTGCACTATCCCTGCTTTCTCTCTTGTTGCTCCTTCTTGTATTTTAGTAACAGCATTGTTTAATTTCTCTGTTTCTTTATCTATCAACTCTGCATTGTCGTTAAAATTTTCTACATCATAATATTCATTTCCGCCTGGTTTTATTAATCTTAAATGTTTAGTATATTCTGCCATTTTTTATCTCCTTTCATCATAAATATTCCTATTTTTTATAGTTTTTAAAGATGTATGTTTCATAGAACTTAACTCAATATGTTTGTGATACTTTCCAATAACATCAGCATCATTATAAAGTCTAGTATCATAAATCTGTTTGTGAGTTTTAGCTTTCAAGCTATTGTGAACTAAATAAGCCACTTGATTGTGTGTGTTGTATCTAAATTCGATACTAAAATTCAAATGAGCTGGTTTATTAATATGAATAAAGTTTTTAAAGTTATCCAAATTAGATGGTATTCCGACTACTGAAGTAAATTTAATTATGAAAGAATAATCATTGTAATTCTCAATAACTTCAATTTCTCCATTTGTGAATATCTTAGCTTGTTCTTTTAAAACGTGAGGTGTAAAGATATTCTTCGATAGTAAAGTATAGATAATTCTGTCTTTTCTATCTTGTAAACTCCATCCGTTTTTATAATCTAACTCCATAAATCTCTCATAGTTAGCCACTTGTTGTTCATTAAAAAAAGCTATAAATAATAGCTCCTTGTATTTTTGTATATCATTTTTAGCATATTCACAGATTAAATCTAGTGTTCTTATTAAATCTTCTTGTAAAGTGTTTCTAGCTATTTTTGAAACTTTCTTAATCAATCTATTGCTCATTTATAATCACTGTCCCAACTACTAATATCTCATCATCTGCAATTTCTATATTAGAATTAGAATTGTTTACTTTTACAAAGTTATCATTTACTCCATCTATTTCTAAAATAGCTTTCTCTAGACGATTAATAGATAGTATTGTTTTATTAGCTTTCTCAAAAGTAGCATTCCCAGTTTTTATAACAGCTTTCAAAAGAGATTCAATCTTTTCTTTTACATCAGATAAAACATATCCAGTTTTTAATATAGTATTAACTTCTATGTTTATAGTCTTAGCTCTAAAGCTTTCTATAGTTACATCAGCTCCAACAGGTCTACCGTCATCACTTTGTATTCTTTCTCTAACTTTTTGAATTAGACTAGAATCAGCTATATCATTATTATAATTAGCAATTAGAACTTTAACAGTTCCGTTTCCATTCCAAAGAGGTTTTACTAACACTTTCCCAACTCCATCAACTTGTTTAGCCCATTGTTCATAATCATAAATATTTCCACTATGAGCAGGTCTTGTTGCTTTTTCTTTTGCTCTAGCAACTAATACAGAATTAGGTTCTTTATCATACCCATTGATAATTTCTTTTTCATTCGTAACAGAATAAATGTTACTATTTTGAATTTCAAAAGTTGTAATTTCTCCTATTGCAGCATTACCTATTTTTCCTTCTGATAAGCATTCTATTTCTATCTCTGCAACTCCAGCTGTACTAAGATATTCTTTTCTTAAAGATTTATATTTTATACCATCTCTATTAAGAAATATTGTATTTTCTTCTATGATAGAGTTTGCTTTTCCTGTTATTTTTAGAGTTCCTTTTGCCTTAGTTCCAACTCTTCTTTTTACTCCAAACATTAGAGCATGTCTATCAATATACTCATCTTCAGTAGCTGTATCTATGAATGTTTGTTTCTCCCAAAACTCTAACTCTTTATAAACTTCTTCTGCTGTAATTCCAAATGTTGCAGCAATATCAAAATTGAAAGTTCCTTCCATTTTTGAAAGTGGGTTTTTAAGATTATCTAAGAAATTATTTCTTAATTCAATTTTATCTTTCATTTACACCTCCATCTCTAGCTCTCCATATATGGTTCTTACATTAAAGGTTATCTGTGGAACATATTCTTCTTCATTAGAAATTTCAAAATTATAACATTCTAAAATGTATGGGTTTACTAATAATGTATCTCTTATTTGATTAATCATTAAAGCATCTTTAACTGTTTTATGATAGATAGTACCAATGTTAGTTTCTAACTCGCTTCCGTAGTCATCGCTGTGTACATCAGTATATCTAAATCTTTCAGTCTTTAATGCTTTGAATATCCATACTTTTAAAGCTTCAGTTTTCTCTAAAACTTTAATATCATTATCATCTTTTATATATTCTCCAGTTTTAAAATCTATAGCATATTCTTTAAAAGTTGGCATTTCTTCAACTTCTGTATCCGTTTTTTCAAGAAAAATATTAAAATCTTTTTCCACATTACACCCCCTCTATTGCTTTACTTGGCATTTTTACTATTTTTGTTACAACCACATAATGCACTCCCATGACAAGCACTAGCACTTCATCGCCTTTTTGAAGTGTATCTTCAAACCAGATATCCTTGTGAGATCTGTATGTTCCATTGCCTTGATATTTTCCTTTTCCTGTCAATTTTGGAATTTTATGTCCCATAGTATCTGAAGTATCGTTATCATAGTCATAGTTAGATATGTCTATTTTTATATCATCTATAACTCCATCTATCATATAATCTCTATGATAGTGAGGTAATAAGTAATTGCTGCAATAAATTTGCTCAGATGGTGTAACTTGCCCATCAAATTTAATTGTTAGATTTGGTGGTGGAGTTTCAACAGATGCTTTTATGATAGATGTTCCTTTTGTAGCTTGTTCTATCATTTCACTTATCATAATTCCTAAATCACTCATTTTTTATCCCACCCTTCTGGAAACAGTTGATCTAATTTATCTACTTTTTTATTTTTCTCTTTTTTAGCTTTTTTACTTTTTTTAGTTTTATCACTTTTTTTAACTTTTTCTTTGTTTTCAAATTCTGCTTTATCCATAACATTTTCAAATGCAAGCTCAACATTACAATAATGAGTTTCTCCCTCAAAAACATGAGCATCTGATTTAACTAGGAAATCTCCAATAAGTCCAGTATGTGGCTCTTGTATTCCTATATTGTATCCAGCTTGAATTAATACATTTCCTAAGCAATGTAATCTCGAACTTTTTTCAACACTTTTTAGCATATCCTTAGCATTTGCTATATTATCTACATCTTTTTCATATTGCATAACTTGTTGAAATAATCCAAATTTCTTTTTATCTTCTGCATTCTCTACTTTATTAAGTATTTGTTGCTTTTCGTTTTCTACTTTATAGATAACTATTTGATTTATCATATTCTCTATGCTTTCTTCATAGGAAGATGTAGAAATGTTATCAGCACTTGTTAAAAGAACATCATCATGTGTTCCTTGCTCAACTATATCTATTGCTTTATCATTACTAACGATAGAATAAATCTTTTTATTTTTTCTATGTTGAATAGTGTAAGCATTCAATATAATTTCGTATCCACTTCTGTCAATAGCTGGATATGTACAAGTAACTTCATCTTGTGGTATTTTACCTACTTTTAAATTAAGTTCTCCGCATATTTCTTTTAAAATTTCTGATGGCTTTTTTCTAAAGAAGTTTTTAACAAAGTTATTTTTATTAAGATAAATAGAATTATCATAAGCATAGAATGTCTTAACATCAGTATCTCCTTTTCTTGAGTGAAAAAATACTTTTCCAACAAATAGTTTTTCATCATCGTAAGAAAATTCAATTTCATCTCCAATATTAGTTATAATATCTCCTAAATACTCAACTTCTAACTTTCTAGCTGTTCCGTGTATAGCACCACTCCAAATAACTTGAATAAAAATATTTTTATATTCTTTTCCATTAACATAAATTTTAACTCTTTCCATAAAATCACCTTTGCAATAAGCCTCTTGCTACATCTAGCAAAGATTTATTTTTAGTAAACTCTATTAAGCTTATTTCTACATCAATATCTCCAGTTCTTTCAACTATAGAAAAATTCAGAGTTTGGATATAGCATTTAAAAAATATGTTGAATTCAGGAACAATTAAAGTTAAAAGCTCTTTATCGTTTTTTAATTTAGTTAAAGTTTCAACACAATTTGATGGAGTTGTTGATAAAAGAAAACTAAAAAAAGGAGATTTAAGATTAGGAAAAAATGTAGAAAAACTAATTCTTTCAGCTTTTCTATTTCCAATTAGAGTCTTTTCTCCTACATCAATTATTTTAAAAATCTGTGTGTCTTGCTCACTCTCAATCTTTAAATCTAAAGGTGGGACCACAAAGAAAAAAGGAGTGCTTGTAGAATTTTTCAATAAAATAAATGTTGGTTTCATACTGGACCTCCTTTATTTTGTTGTTTGTACATAAGTCATTAAATTTTTCATAATTTTTTGTTTACTCAATTCTGCAACTTTCTCAACATCAACTTCATTTTTTATTACAACTCCACCCATATTTAAATTTATTTGTGGAGAAAATGTAACATTTTGAGGTGGAACTTTAATATCATTATTACCTTTTTTAACTTCTGGAACTTTTATTTTTTCAGAAGGTTTAGCTATATAATTTAAGTTTTTATTTTCAACTACTGTTTTTGTGTTTTTCCTTTGTTCCTCAATAACACTGATTAATTTAGAAGTTAATCTATCGTAACTAGGGGTTGCTATTTTTATTATTTCTTTTTTAGGTTCTTCTTTTTTATTAGAAATATCTTTTATTGGTAGATTTAAAGCTTTATCTTTTACAAATTTATCTTTGTCATTTTTAAGATTAATAATAGGGGATATAGTAGGGATATTCTCTTTTTTAGATTCAAGAATTTTGTTTCTATCTATCTCTACATTTACTCGAGGAGAAAAATTAGTAGTTGCTGCTATAGGTGCTTTAACACCTAAATCTGCAAAAGCTTTTTCATATTCAGATTTTGGCTTTTTAGGTAGAGGAGAATTCAAGGAATTTATACTTCTATTTTTCAATAATATTTCTTGTTGTTTTAAATCTTCAGGACTTAATCCAAGAGCACTCAAACCTATAGTATTGTTTTTAAGTTTGTTTAATTGAGACTCGTCTAAAGATAAGATTATTTGATTTTTTTCAACTTCAATTTGTTTTTTATAATCTTCAGATTTCCAGCCTCTCATTTTACTTTCTCTTTCAACATCTAATCTAGCTTGTTTATCAGCTTCCTCTCTAGAATATCCTTGTTTCATATATTTGTTAGTGTATTCTGAAACTCTAGTACCTTCTGCAAGTCGTGTACCTATTTGTGTTTTATTTGCAACATATTTTCCCGCTTTATATCCTGAAAATGCGGCAATAATTGGTAATCCTGATCCTGGAAATATTGATTCTGCCATTGCTGCTACTTTTAGTGCAGCAAAACCTTGTATAGCTTCAGATAAAAAATTAAAAATTTTATTAAAATAAGTTTCAACATTCTGAGTATCAAAAGTTCCTTTAGAATTTAATTCAGCCATTTTAGTTGTAAATTTATTTATAAAGTCAACTGCTGTTGGAGCTAATCCTTCTCCAATTGATATTCTTAAATCTTCAACTGCACTTCTAAATTGAGCTAGTTTATCTTTTGTGTTATCACTCATTTCTTTTGCAAATCTGTCTGTAGCACCAGTTGCATTTTTTATAGCATTCTCTGCTTTTTCTATCCCTTCTTTTGAAGTTCCTAACAAATTATTCATTACTTTTAATCCTTCAGAACCTGCAATAGTTGTTAAAAAGTAATTTCTTTGCTCATCTCTCATATGTGCAAGTTTAGGCTTTAATTCTTCTAAAATTTTCCTTAATCCTTTAAACTTACCATTGTTATCATAAAGAGTCACTCCAACTTTTTTTAAGGCAGCATCCATATCAGGAGTTGTTTTTGAAAGTCTTGCATAAATTGATGCTAAGTTTCTTCCTGCTATAGAACCTTTAAGCCCACTATCTGCTAATAATCCTAGAATAATATTTGTTTCTTCTAAACTTTCAAAATTTCTCGAAGTTGATGCGACATACTTATATGCTTCTCCTAGTTGTGCAATACTTGTATTAGTATTGTTAGCAGTAGCCGCCATGACATCCATAAATCTATCAGCATCTTGCAATGTTAATCCAAAAGCACTTATATTATCAGTAAGAAGGTCTGATGTACTAGCTAAATCTTCTCCAGATGCAATAGATAGCTTTAAAAGTTTTGGTGTCATTTCCAATACTTCATTTGTTTTCATTCCAGCCATAGCTTGATACATTTGAGCTTGTGCCACTTCTTGTGCTGTAAATCTTGTACTCCTTCCTAATTCTCTCGTTTGAGTCATTAGCATATTTTCTTCAGCAGCTGTTGCTCCCATAATAGCCTTATTTCTTCTAACTTGATCTTCTAAATCTGCAAAAGCAGTTAATGATGTTCCAGCAATAGCTCCCAATCCAGCTAAACCACCAACAGCAACCGCACCAAATTTATTCAATCCAGAATTAACTTTTTCCCAATTCATAGATTGAGCTTTCTGATAAAGCCCAGCAAGTCCTTTTTCAGCTTTATTAATTACAGCTGTAAATTTATCTTTAAGTTCCAGTCTAGCACTTAGTACATGTTCCAAATTTTCACCTCCAATAAAAAAGAGGAGCTTTTATACTCCTCTTAGTGTTTATTAAATATATTTCTTAAATTCTTCTATTGCACTTTCAAAATATCTAAAATTAGGTACTTCTTTATTACAATGAGCGGCTTTTTCATGAACCCAATAGCCATTTTGTTCTGTTTTTAAGTTATATTTATTAGAAATTATTCCTATCTTTTGAACAGATACTCCTAATATCTTTGCTATTTGAGTGGCAGTTATAGTTTTAGCTTCCACTTCTGGTGGTGGGATTAGTTCTCTACCTGTCAAAACTTTTGTTGCTTCTGACACTAATATTTCTTTATATCTTTCACTTTTTGAGAATGGTATTAAAGATTTCAACATTTTAGCCATTCTTACATTTGCATTTTTTTCCATTATTTCAAGTCTTTTATCTTTGTCTACACTTGATTTAAGTTCTTTAAGTTTGAAATATCCCTTAACTAATTGTCTTTGAATATCCCATGATAAATCATCTGTAAATGTTTTTACTAACATCAGATATCCACTTTCAGTAAATAAAACAATTTCCTTAACATTATTAGGTATAAAATCCTGAATGGTTTTAAACCTTTCAGAAAAGTCTTTAATTTTCAATATAAAGTAATCTTCATTTAAAATAAATTTATCTTTGTTTCTATTAAATATTTTATTAATTTCACCAACATCTCTATTATGAACTTTCCCAATATCCCAAGCAGTTATAACTCTTTCTTTTTTATATTCTTTTATTCCAAGTTCTACATTATTTATTTTTACTAATTTATTTTCCATTTTTATTCACCTTACCTCTTTTCTTTTGACATTTTATACCTTGACCAAATCCAAACATAAATGCTTTATGTATCATCTCAAAAATTCCTTTTGAATTATCTCTAATATCATTTAATTGGTCAAATGTCATATCATAATAAGTTGTTAAGTGTTTTCTACTTTCTTTGATTACCTTTTCCATATTTGCATACATAAAAAATACCCCCATTTTAATTTTTTAGTTGCCAAAATAGAGGTATGCAGTGTATAATATTTACATACCAATACTTTGGTGGAGAGTGTTTAATACTTTTAGCGGGGTATAACACTCTATTTTAATTTTCTAAGTCATCTTTTAACTTCTTTATCCCAATTCTTATAGCTTCTGCTGGTTTGACTTCTTTTTTTAAACAATATTCATCTAAAGTTTTTTTGCTTTCTTCATCAATTCTAACAGTTATTCTATGAGATTTCGGTTCATCAGTCGGACGACCTATTTTTTTAAGCAATTTCATCACCTACCTTTTGTCTGACAAAATTATACAATAATGTCTGACAAAAGTCAAGAGAAATTTTAAAATTTTACTTTTTTCTCTTTTAAAGTTATAATCCAATATAGGAGAGGGGGCTCAAATATTGAATTAGGAGAGGAGGGGCAAATTATGGACTACCTTTATTTTGATTTAAAATATTTAAAAGAAAATGACATTGTAAAAGCTATAATAAAAGGCACTGAATGTAATGTCATTTTACTAAATAGTATTAATTTTTCTAATTACAAGATTGGTGGAAAATTTGAATATTATGGAGGGCACTATGATCACTCACCAGCAGTAATAACTGTGCCACATTATGACCACTGGTATCTAGTTGTTGACAGTGGAAATGTTAAAGTAAGTGTTTCTGTAATAGAAGCCTAATAATTATTAAAAGAGGAGTTACTCCTCTTTTATTTTATATCCATATTTTAATTTACTAATAACTTCAAGTTTTTCATTTACCATTATATAGCCAATATTCTTTCCTTGTGAGTCAGTTATAAAAACCCCTATCCCTTTTAATGTTTTATCTTTCATAAATCCTCCTCAAAAATAAAAGAGAGTTAAAAACTCTCTTAATCTCTAAACTTATTTTTTTCAATTAGCATTTCCTACTATTATAGCAAGTCCAACTACACTAAATACAACTAAAGCAGTAATTCCCATAGATTTAAAATATCCTAACTTTTCAGTCCATTTATAATAGTTTCTAATATATATTACCATTATTATGAAAATTATAAATCCTAATATTTTTATCACCCCTTTAAGTTTTTTTTATTATAATAGTATTAGTAAAAATTTTTTCATAGCACTAAAATTCATTAATATTTTATTTTCTTTGAATTGCCTCTCTAACAGTCCAACATTGAATTGTATCTCCAACTAATCTAATTTTTACAACACTAGCAAAATCAGCAGTATCTACTAATTCAACTTCTAATCCTGGTTTTAAATATCCCCCATCACCGCTATTTATCAATTGATTCATATATTTTTTTAAAGCAGGCATATCCTTTGAATTAATATACATAAATATATCATCCAATTGTTCTTTGGTTCTCGTATAAGGGAATGTACCATTCTTAGTAACATATCTTGTAGCACCAAAACTAATAACAGAAACAAAAATAAACAACATTAATAAAAACTTTTTCAGAAAACTTCCCTCCTAAAATGAATTTAATATACTGTATTATATCATTGTTCTTTTAAAAGGTACATATAAAATAAATCTTTTTCAGAAAGTTTTCTAAGTTCTTCTAATGTATGTCCTCTATTCAAGTAATGAGCGACTGTACTTAATTTCCAGTCGCTCTCTATTAGTTTTTTGTTTCTTCAACAATACTAACTAAATCTTTTTCTCCATATCCAGAAGCTACTAAGATTAAATCTGCTAGCCTATAAATAGTTGGGTCTTTTAAAACTTTGCTCACAACAGAAACAGGATTACTCTTACAATTTAGTTTTTCTATTAGCTTATCATCTCTAAAAATAGAACAAGAGTTATAAATTACTTCTAAATCCTTATCCTTTTCTTTAGACAAGATTAAATCTAAGTAATCTTCTTTGTTTAAAAGCTCACACTCCAAATCTCCATCTAATTCTTTTACATAGATTTTTACTTTTTCTCTTTTAGCACTATTTATTTTTTTACTATTTTCAAGTAGCATATCTGCTGTAATTAGCATATTATCCTCCTATTTTATATTATTTTCATATTTTAGATCCTCAGGAGTAAATCCGAATGGATACTCTTCCTCAACTACTTCTCCTCTAGCAATATTGATCAAGTCTATTGAATTAAACCATACATTATCTAAAGAAATTCTTTCTTCTTGCTTTCCTGGTGTATCTGGGTCAGCTAAATTAGTAACTATTCTAACTCTAACATCTCTTCCTTTTACTAATTTTTCAAGTATCTTTTTACCTCTCGAGTATACCTTTTCAAGAGTAACACTACCCTCACCTTTTAAGGCTACAATCTTACTATCAACAGATAAGCCTAATTGTACATCTTTTCTGTCAGCTGTTACTTTTGCATTTACTTTTGTAAATTCTGCTATTTTTTCATTGTCTATCCAAAGAGTACCATGAGCTCCAGCAATAGTATGATAACCTCTTATTGTTGTATCTGCCATTTTTACCTCCTATCACATCTTTATAACCAAAGAAAGATTTGACATTGTATCTGCAAATCTAACATCGCCAGTTAAAAATACATCATCACCAGATGGATATTTTAAGATTTCCATTTCAGTCATTTCTTCTGGATCTTTTTTATCTAAAACAATTAATCTCTTTTGTGCTTCTAAGTCTATTTCAATCTTATTATCATAGTCTCCACTTAATACATTTGGAGTCATTTCTTTAAAATAAACCTTAGTAACATTAGAGCAGAAATTCATTTTATTATTGTAATCATTTATGTAAATTCCTAACCAATAATTTTTAAATGTATCTCTTATGTCATCTGTTATAAAGCACATTCCCTCAACTATTTTGATTTTTCTTGTATCTTTCTTCCAAGTGCTATCAAAAGTAGTTTTTGAGTTTACTCCATAATTAACTCTAACCTTTTCATCATCATTGTATAAAGAGAATTTACCAAGTTTTGGCTCATAATAATCTACTTCTTTTAAATCACTCATTACAAAGTTATCTGCTGACCTATTTAAAGGCATTCCTGCTATAAGTCCAGCTATTGCGGCTGTGTATTCTTGAGCTGTAAAATCTCCATATATAGATTTGTAAGTTCCAGTATTTCCTAGCTCTACTACTGCTACATGATCTGTATTGTCAGCAAAGCTGGAAACATATTTTACTGTTTTTCCTATTGCACCATCATTTCCAAATACTTGTTTAGTCCAAATTACAAGTTTTTGGTCATCTGTTTCTTCTGCTCCTGGATATGCTAACCAATGCATTTTTCTTTCTTTAAATTCACCTAGAACATCATCTAAGTTCTCTCCAGTTTGTAACACTCTTATTAATATTTTCTTAGCTCCATAGTACATTGCTAATTTAATGTATTTAACATTTTTAGCTTCCCATTCATCATCTTTTAAATCAGCTATTGTTTTTAGAATATTCCATTTTATAGTTTTCTTAGTATCTTTTAATATTAAGCAAACTATACCTCTCTCACTTCTTTGAATAGCAGTTGTTGCAAGAGTTTTAAACTCTATATTAATGTTTGGACTAGCTTTTATTTGTCCTACTTCATTTCCCATTAATTGCTACCTCCTTCTTTAAATCTCAATTCTAAATCTTTCATAAGTTCATAATCATAAGGTTTTCCATATAAATCGTATAAACTTAATGTAAATACATAATGCCCAACTCTATCTACAATTTTTATATCTGTATTTCTTAAAGTTAGGAATCTATCTAGTACATGTAAAACCTTTTTACCTTCTATTTCCAAAGCATCATCTAAGTTTTCTAAATTCTCTAATATTTCAGCGTTAGTTAGCTTTCCATTAGTTTTTGGATAATAGATAATATCAATATCTATAGTTTTTAGCTCTCTATATTCAGAGTTAAATTCTTTTTTATAGCTAATTAAATCTATATAAAAACAAGGTTTTTTGACATTATCTATATCCTCACTGTATGGGTTTACCTTTAGTTTTTCAGAAATAATCTTATTTAATGCATTCCTTATATCTACCCATTTCATTTTCTTTTTAATAACCTCCCATAAAAATTTTTTAAATCTTTATAGAATTTAATTTGTCTCATAGCTACTGCTGTTCTAAGCATAAATCTACCCCTGACAAATTTAGTTTTGCTTCTTCCAATTCTATGACCGTACTCAACATAGTTTCCGTACGAACTCATATTAAATACAATTTGAGAAAATGTATTTCCAGTTAATCTCTTTCCGTTTTCTCTTTGCCAAGCATTTTTTAAAGTACCAGTATCAACAGGTGTTAATTCCTTAGTATCTTTTTTTAAATCCTCAGCTTGTAACATCAAAAATCTTTCAGTAGCTTTTGGAACTTCTGTTTTTATCTCATCAAGAATTTTGTCAAACTCTTTAAATCCTTTAAGTTTCATAATCTACCTCATTTTCAGAAACTTCTGTTAAGACTATTTCCTTATGTTTTATTATGTTATATGCCAAAGGTTTTGATGCTTTAAACATATAAACAGCTCCATCAGCTTTTCTTATAACTTTAAGTAAGTCATTTTGTTTTATATCTACATCCAAACCTACAAACAGTTTATATTCTTGTCCACTACTATTAACTGGTCCTGGTGTAACACTTCTCAACCATTTTTGTGAAAGTCTACAAGGGATATCTTTTAATATTTCTCGTTGTTCTTCATATGCTCCACCATACTCATCTACTATTACAACAGATCTAATAACAGTAACTCTATCATTATGTAACTTATCTAAAATACTCATACTGTACCAACCTTTCTAAATCTAAATAATTGACTCTTTAAAGATAAGAACATTTCATCAGTTGTATTATTAGATGTGTTGTATTCTATAGTTGTATCTCCTTCAGTAACTTTTGAAATATTACCTTGTAAGTTCGTTTCTTCAATAGTTTTTAATGCTAAATGCTCTGCAAATGGTTCTATGAGCTCAACTGGAAAATCATCTCTATTCATAAAATTTAAAGCTTTTCTAACTAAAATAGTTACTTGAATTTTCAATTTAGCCTCGTTGCTAATATCTGTTAATTCTTTTACTTTTTCAATTATTTTATTGTAAATTTCTTCCATATCTAACCTCTCAATAGAATAAAAGCACCTAGAAATTAAATTCTAAGTGCTTTATAAATTACGCTTCTGATACAGTTATTTCAGGCTTCTTTGTCGTAAGTAATAATATTTTACTGTCATTTTTGATATATAAACCATAATGTTGGTCTATATTAACCTTAGTTGCCTTATGGTCAATATCTCTTGCTTTTTCAACTTGTGGACTTCTTTTTAATAATAAGCCAATAGCACCAGCTTCAATAATTGGGTTTGTCACTTCATTAGCTTTAACTAATGCTGGATTAGATGTAACAACTAATTGAATGCCACAAAGTTCTCCAATAACTCCTGTCATCATTAAAGGTTTACCAGCAATATCTTTTAAAGCTAGGAAATTTTTATCTTTTCTAAGTTCTGCATATTGGTCAGGTGTTATGAATATAACTCTAGGGTTATCTATTTTTTCTCCAAATTTAGTTAAAGCATCAGCTAAGACATCATATGATAATTTAACAGACTTTCTATTATATTTTAACTTTGCTTTTTTAATTTCATCTAAAACATCACTATCAATTTTTCTTGCAATAGATACAGTTAATTGTGACACACCTTCACCTAATGGGTCACCATATCCAGATAATAAAGCTTCATCTGAAAAATGTACCCCCTTAGCTATCTTTTTGATTGTTACTTCTGTTTTAGATGTTGTTAGATTTTCATAGGGAACAGCTCCTAACTCTTCAACATCTTCAGCTATTCCAAGTAAGCCCCATTTAGGAATAGTTAATACATTCCCTGGAACTCCTTCTAATTTATTATTGATATCAACAAGTGGTCCAAATACCAATTTGTGAGGTAATTCTTGTCTTACCATATCTTCTAATACTTCTGGTATTATTAAATGTTCTACTTTTGTTTCTCCTGCCATATTATTCTCCTTTCAATTCATCATATAATTTTTTATTTGTATTGAATAATTCTGTTCTTTCAGACAAAGTCATTTTTGAAAATTCCTCTTTTGTATATTTCTTGTCTTCACTTCCACCATTCATAGCTCTTGGTATACCACTAGCACCAAGTCCTTTTACATATTCACCCATTACTTCTGCAAAACCTTTAACAGATGCTTCTATTTCTTCTTCATTAGTACCTGATATTCTATCTAAAAACTTATCTGGCATTTTATACTTTGCTAATGTAGTTCTTTTTATTTCATCTGTTTTAATTTTTGTAAGCTCAGCATTCTTTGCATCTAAATCTTTTTGAATCTTTTCAAGTTCTTTTTTATGCTTTTCTTCTGCAGTAAGATTAGCATTTTTTATTCTTTCTTCATAATCTTCAATAGACTCATTATGCTGTCTTTCAAGTTCTTTTTTAGCTTTTTCAAATTTTTCATTTTCTCTTTTAAGTCTAGTTTCAATCATTTTGTCAACTTCTTCTTGAGTAAATGTTTTTGGCACTCCTGGTTCTGCAAATAGTTGAATATTAAGTTTAAAATTTTTCATTTTTTCCCTCCTGTTTAAAGTCCTGTTTGACTGTATCATATCCAGAAGTTTAATGTCCTTCAGTACGACAATATTTATTTTTGTACCTCCTTTCTTTTCAATAAAAAAAGCACCTAGTTTTTAGCTAAGTGCTTTTGAGTTAATTATTCTATTTAGTTCTTTCTTTAAAAAAGTCTTTCCAGTAAGGGTTTTCTTTATCAAATATTTCTTTTTGTTCTGATGTTAAATTGTACGGATAATCTGCAAATAAATTAAAAATTTTTATTTTATCAAAACTAAACATATACTTACCAACTGAATCTAAATCATCTATCCACCATATTTTATCGTTTTTATTATTCTTATAAAAATCACTTAGCATATCCACCTTCTCCTTTCTTTTGCTTATCTTTAGTAGTGTTTATATAACCTAATAAGTTTTTAAATTCCTCGCTATTTTTACAAGAATCTACATCTATTAAAACATTTGATTTTTCAAATTTTATACCACTAACAGAATAGGAAGTTTGGCATTTAAATCTAGTTTTTAAAACAGAGCTGTCTAATTTTTTAAACCCATTTTCTGTTGCCGATTGCAACTCTAAGTATTCAAAGCCTTTATCTCCTCTTCTTATTATCGCAGCATGTTTACCTGTTGCTAGATAATATTCCTTTTTTTCTTTTACAAAAGTAAGCAACTCTTTAACAGCCTTATAATCATTTGATTTTTTTATGACTTTACTTTCAATTCCATCTAAATTAGCAATTTCAACAATGTTTCTCATTGTAGCAAAGATTTCGGTAGATATACCACCTCTAAAATCTAAAACATCGTATCCATTTCTATTCCCTATATAAGCAAATCCCAGAGAAGAACAAGAACCATTTGTTTGATCTCCTCCACCTAATTTTTTAATTATTTCTTCTGTTGTTAATTCTTTTTGAAGTTTTTTAACCTCGTTATACTCTACTTTATCATTTTGAGCCCATACCATTGTAAATGTATTAGGTACTGGCTCTTTACTTTCTTTAGTTATACTCTTATTTTCATCATTTGTCAATGGTTCATTATCATTGTTATCTTTTCCTCCTGTTTCATCTTGGGCTTGTTTAGCTAAACTTTCATAATCAATAATTGGAACAGTTGTACTCCTGCATCTTGGGTGCATCGGTGGATAATTCAAACCAACAGCTATATTCTTTATTTCAAAAATATTACCATGCAACTCAGAACAAATTTGACTTGTTCTACTATCCAAAGTAGCACTAAATTCGTATTTTTCTATTCCCGCTTCTTTATACCCATCTAAGGTTGCTTGATTTAAAACATAATTAACTTCAGTTCTTAGAAGTCTTTCAACATCATTCTTTTTAGCTGTCTCAAACTTTTCAGAAACTCTTTTAGTCATAGTTTTAAGATTAATCCCTTGTATC